CTCCATCACGGGCAGGAGGTAATCCGGGGGCAGTTGCTTGAGCCTGTCGATATCGGAGGCGTCAAAGGTTAGGTCGCCATCGTCGTCAACAACACTTGCGATAACCGCGAGCAACGCGACTTCACCCGATGGCTTGCCGGCGGCGGCGGCCTCGAATTCGAGTCGCTCGCCGACGTTCATCTCACGAATCGTCACGCTCTGGCCCGCGAGATTCACGGTCGCCGTCTTGGGCTTGGGCGCCGCCGCGAAAAAGGCGTCTTTCGGGGATTGCTTGGCCATCGCTTAAGCCTCCGTGGACCAAGTCACCGCGCCCGTAACCTTGATCGTGGCCGAGCCCGTGATCACCTCGCCGGGATCGCCAAAGCCGGGAGAGGCCGCCGTGGCGAAACCTGCGAATGAGATCAGGGTTTTCTTGGGGCTGGTGGGGATCGAAATTTGGAAGTCGTGGGTCGTTCCGGCCGCCGCAAGTCCCATAAGCCAACGCTGTTCGGTGTCCACGGGATCAAGATTGAACTCGAACGTGAACTCGCCCGGATCGGACAAACCGGCCCGAAACTCGCGAGTCGTCGAATCGTAGTCCGTGACCTCGATGGAATCAGCGGAGGCCCCCGGCCCGTCAATACTGGTAATCTGGATAAGCTTGGTCAAGCTGCCGCCGGTGCCAGTCTTATCAACCGACAGCGTCACGCCCTTGGTCAACTGAGTGGACATTTGTATTTTTCCTTATGGGTTCGCTCGGAACCAGATTCGATAATCGCCGATAACTTGGTGGAGGTATTCGTCGTCGCCGGATTGGGGCTTCTCAGGCAGGTCAAATTCGTTTTCGAGGCTCGCGTTTGCGATGCGAACGTCGCCAACTTGGAGCGGGGGAGATTGGAGGATTGTGGCTCGTATTGCGTTAGCGAGTCGTTCGGCGTCTATGAGGCGGGGGGACCATGCCGAGATTCGCACGCGGATTGTCGAAAGGTCAGTCGTGCCGTCGAAGTCTTGGGTGTCGAAGCGGCCAGCCACCACCACGCTGATGCACGGATAGACGGGGTCTTGTGGGAGGCCTCCCGGATGGATGCGATCGTCGACAAGCGAAGCGACATCGGCGTCATTGGCGAGCCAGTTGTAGAGGCTTGCGCGAATGGACTCGGGCCAGCCCCCGACGCCACCCTCGCCGCCCAGGCCGCCGAATAGGCCAAGTGATCCGAACATCAACTTGCCTCCGCGGCCAGAATCACGAGTTCCTCGCGGGCCTCGTCCGTATTCACGACGCTAAAAATCTTGAAGACCCGATCGCGGTTGTTGGCGAGGACAAATCGGCCCTTGGGGCTTACGCCGGGACGCCAGCGGATCGCAATCCGATGCGTGGTTTCGCTTCGGGTCGATTGGCCGTAGTACAGTTCCTTGGCGCTCAGAGGTCGAACCGCGGCCCAACAGGTGAACACGTCGGACCATGTTTTTAGCGGCTGGCCAACGGCGTCTACTTCGGAGGCTTGGGTCTGGTAGACCACTCGCGTTTGCATTTCCCCCGGTTCAATGCTCATCGCGGAATGCCCCCTCCCCAACGAAGCGAATCACAGAGGGCATCAATGTGGATTGGCACGCTGTTTTGGGCGTCTCGACTGGTGGGCGTTCGGCGGGTATACCAGTGGGCGGTCAACATGCGAATAGCCGTTTTCGCGGCATCCGGCACTTGGTCGGACGAAGGGCCGTATCCAGCGACGTACTCGATGACGACCGTTGCCCCAGGGGGCGTAATCTCAATCGTGGCTTCGCCTTGGAGCGGGGGAAGATCGGCAAGTGGCTCGCCGTCAACCTCCACGCTGAGGATCTCGGCGACGGGCGCCCTCAGTAGTTTAATTCGGCCATCGGCCGGGATGGTTCTCGTCTCGCGGAGCGTAGCTTCGACGAACCGCCGGGCCAACTTCGCTTCGAGCACCTCGCGGGCGGCTACAATCAGCGACTCGATAATTCCATCATCATCACTGATGTCTAGATGCATCCGAGCCCATGATTTCGCCTCTTCAATGCTGATCGGCTCCTCAGCCGGGGGTGTTATTGTCTATAGCCTCACGTTGCTTCCCCCGCTTTGTGGCTCGCCGAGCCTGCTTGACTACATACGCCGTGGCTTCGCGGACTTCTTCGACCGGGACCGCAACCCCTTGGTGGATAAGGGCTTTGGCTCGCAAGTCGTCGTCATTGAAAACGGCCGTCTCGCCCACGCCGTAAGTGCGGTCGGCGATTAGAATTTGTCGGATAAATCGAAGGTGCATAGGTTGTTCCTCGTGGAGCGGCGAAGCGAGGGCGGCTTCATACCACCCCCTGCTCCACACGAAGCGTTTAGGAGGTCAAAACATCGGTCGCAATGGAAAAGGCCTTCCCGTGCAGCAATTGGATATCAGCATCGGAAAGGACCGTGACCGTGACCGATCCGTCCTGCCCCGAGATATCATCAAAAAGAACCTCAAGGCCACCGCCGAAGACGGCCAAGGCCATCTCCTCCCAGGCCCCGAAGGCAATCGCCGAGCACTTATCTTCAGACGTCCCCTTGGTCAGATCATCGCGGATACTGTTGGTGGCAGCGGCCGGTCGACCGAGAATCGTCTTAGAGACGGGTTCATAGAGGAAGGTGGGGAAGCCGCTTTCAACGACGGTTCCCTCCAACTTGCCGAAGACCTTACTCGAAGAGACGAAGGCTTGGGTCGCGTCGCTGGCGTTCGAGGCGTCCGAGGCGGCGACGAGTTGCAGCAACTTCGCCCGGTCAAGAGCCGCTCCGTTGGTCCCCAGGGCGACCACGTTCACGTCGGTGCTGGTGTAGCCAAAGAGCCCCAGGGGCATATTGTCGCCTTCGCCGGTGCCGTGGAAGGCCGCGGTCTGGATGGCCTGAGCAATAACATTCGTAAGCTGATTGACGACGAAGCCCTGAGAATCAACCTGGCTGTACAGCAACATTCCGCGGTCGATCGTCACGCGGGCGCCAACCTGATAGGGCGTGAAGGACAGTCCGGCAAGTCCGGGAGACGACTTGGTCGGAGCGGTTCGGCCCCAATAGGCGGTCGCCTCCGAAGCCTTGGGCAACTTCGTGGGGCTGTCGAACTCGAAGACCGGAGCGCCCAACTTGGCCAAAACCAAGCGGTTGCGGAGCACATCGATAATCGTCGGGTAGACCTCTTCGGTGATCGCGCCAGCGCCGGTGGTCATATCCAACGCGCGACTCTTGACCGGGGCGGAAAAGGGCAGGATCAGGCCACGGCTCGCGGGACGCCGCTTGCGGAATTCAGCCTGCGTTTCAGCCTCAAGGCCCGTGAGCTTGCCTTCGCCGTTTCGCTGGGCGTGGTACTCGGCCAGAGCCTTATTGATGTTGTAGACGTGACGGCCGTTGCGGGTATTGACCCGATCGGTATTGGGCATAATCGGGGCTCCGACTCGGTCGTTGGTGTTGGCCCGTTCGGCGTGACGGGTATGGATGGCGGCGAATCGAGCGGACCGGGCTTGCAGCTTCTTGAGCCGCTTCTCGGTCGACTCGTAGTCTTCGAGTAGTTCGTCGATCTTGGCGAGAACCTCCTCTTCGGTGGGCTCGTCCTCGCGGGCTTCGCCGTTCTCGTCTTCGGGGTCGCCCTCGCGGTCTTCCTTGTCGTCGTCCAGCCCCTCGCGGAGCTTGCGGACCTCCTCCATGATCTCGTCGAGCTTCTCGATCAGTTCGATCTCTTTCTCATCCACGGTTATTGATTCCTCTTAAGGAAGTGGTCGACCACCTTGAGGGCGGCGGCCTTGCGGGTCTTGGCCTTGCGGCCGGAAGGAGTCTTGGGCGCGGACTTTCCGGCCCTGGCGATAAGATCCCGGCTCCGATTGGCGACCGAGACGGTGGTGTTGGGGTAGGCTGGGTAAGCTACGATGCTGATGTCGTATAAGTCCACGTCGATCAGCTCGCATTCGGTGACGACAAGGCCGTCGGCTTGCCGGGTCGTGACGATTTCCCCATTGGAGCGGGGAGAGAAGGCGAAGCTGCACTGGCTTAGGTTGCCGAGCCTGAGATTTTCCACAAGGTCTTGGGCGGCTTGGGTTTTGGCCAACGTGAGCCGGAAGAACAGGCCGACCTCGTCCTCGGACAATTCCAGCGTGCCGGCTTGGGTTCGGCCCAGCAGGAGCGACGGGTTGTGGTCGATCAACGCGCGGACGTCTTGGGCCTCGGCGATCGCGTTTTTAAAGGCGCCCGACCGAATAATCTCGCGGACCTCGACATCAGAGTATTTGGACAAAGTCGTCCATTCGTCGAATTTGGCCGCGTAGCCCTCGACAATCACCGGCTTGTCTTCCGACTCGGATCGAAGCCGAAAGTCGGCCGCGTCGAGCCGCCGCTCGTATCGTTGCTTAGTTGGCACTGGAGGCGTCTCCGGCGGCGTCGCCGGTTGGCTCCGCCGAGTCTGTCAGGTTGAGTTGCACGAGGTGTCGGTTGCCCCCGTCGAACGTCGGGTAGCCCTCCTCAACGGCAACTTGATTCGCTGAAAGCACGCCCATTCGATTGAGCTTCTCGAAATAATTGGCTCGCGTCGTCGAATCGCCACGCATGAGTTGCTTAAAATCGTGAACGAAGGCGTATCCGTTGGCTTGTTCGTCGGCCGTGAGGAGCCGAAGGGCGAAGGCTTGCTCGATGTGCTCGGCGAACGGCGAGAGACAGCCCGTGATGAAGTCGAGGTTGGCGGCCTCCGCGGAGTTGTAGGAGTAGCCGGCGTACTCGAACACCTTGCTGGGAGGCACGTTGAACAACCGACAGATTTCGATCGCCTGGTGCTTCCTCGATTCGAGTAGCTGGCTTCGTTCGGGATCAATCTCGGTTCGCTCGAACTCGACGCCAAACGGGATGTAGCCGACGCCAGCGCCGTTCCCGCCCGCCGACATCGCCACGAAGGAAGTCAACATTTCGTCGACCGCCTCCGGGGTTAGCTCGGCTTGGCCCTTGAGATAACCCGAAGCAAGCGGCGAATTGCCCAGCGTCGTTCCGGCCGTTCGATCGGCGGCCAATTGGATCGCGAAGGCTTGGCGAGCCAGCAGGATTGGCGAGAATCCACCAAGGGGCGAAAATCCAAGGGCGTTGATGCGGATGATCTTTTCCCGTTCGACCTGAACGCCGCCAAGCGAAAAACTCAGAAGCCCGTCGGCATCGACCAGGGGGGTAACAAGGTTGGGATCAAGCAACTCAAGGCGTAGCGACCCATCAAGATATCGAACCACCTCGATTGACGCCGATCCCCAAACCAAGCAATGCAAGATCATGGCGCGTCGAAAGTCGGCCGGAGTCGAATTGCCACCATCCATACTTCGCGTCAAAAGGCGGTGAACGGGATGCTCGGTGGCGACCCGGAACGACCCATCGGTTTGCTTTTGCACGAGTCGGAGCGGGAGAGGGGCGAGACCGGACGCGATTGCGTTGACGCAACCAAAGACCACGGGGAGGCTTAGGGCGGAATCGTGCGTGACGGAAACGCCAGTCGTGTTCTCGCCGAAGATTTGGCGACGGCCCCACAGCCGAGAGCTTCGCGACTTGCCGCCGCCGGCGTCGGCGAGCGGTCGTCGTCGTTTACGCTTGTGTTTTGCGAGTTTCACGAGTAGGACTTCCAGGCAAATTTCGCCGTCGTGATGATCTTGGGCGTGGCGACTTGATTAATTTCGGCGTCGATCAATGCCGCGATCGCGTTGACCAGGGCGGCAATCGGGTCGATCTTTTCGTGGCTCTTGTCCTTGGCCAGCATCACGTTGTCGTTTTTGTCGCGAATCGCCACGGCGTTGGACGCGCACCACGTGAGGAGGGGGTTGTCGCCGTGCCGGAGCTTGCCCTCGGCGATCAACTTCTCCAACATCTTCGTGGGCGAGTTGAGCGACAGGAAACCTTGGCGAATAACCGCGAACGGGACGCCGGCGGCCAAGAGTCGGGAGCCGACGAGTTGGGCGTTGAAGAAGTCGCCCATCAACGATTGATAAGGCGTTATCGCGTGGTCGGCCTGGATCTCGGCTTGGATTGCGTCGTAATCGATGCGGGAGCCGGGGGTTAGGGTAATCCAACCTTCGGAGGCCCATCGCGTGAGCGGAATTCCGTTGACCTTCTCGCGGCGGATCGCCTCCTCTTCGGGCATCCAGGCTTTGCAAAAGACATCGATGCCGGTTTCGAGGCTTCCGGTGATCTTGACCAACGCCGTGATATCGCGAGTTGACGATAGATCGAGTCCCGCGTACCACCGATCCCCCGCTCCAACGATTTCAGCTTCCGATCGTCGTGGAGGACAGGCGGCCCAAGCGTCGGCCGAAATGAGACGATTGGCGCCCTGTGACCACACGTTTAGGCGAGTCCGGCAAAAATACTGCCACGATTCGGGGCCGCTTGACTTGGCCGATTCGTAATCACGACGAAAGTTTTCGAGACTGACCGTGTGTCCAAGCGAAGGATTGCACCGGAACCAGGTCGCCTCGTCGTGGGGGTCGAATTCCTCGCCGTCGCGGGGGCCGAAGACGATCCCAAGAAAGCCGATGTCGTCCTTGAGTTCGCCAGATTCAACGGCTATCGCCCGCTTATAAAGCTCATACATAATCGACTGCCGATCGTCACCAGCGGTCGAGATTACGATCTGGAGCGGCTGAGCACGGGCACTTCCCGCTCCCTGGTACACGTTCCACTGCTTTCGGCGGGCTCCGGTCCACCTATGCAGTTCATCAATAACTGAGCATGAAAGATTGGCACCGTCAGGCGAATCGGCGTCACTGGAGTGCGTTTCGATGATGCCGTCGTTCTCGGGGCACTTGATGGTCTTGTAGTATTCGTTGATTATGAGCTTGCTTGAGAGGTACTCCGACCGCCGGACCATACGGGCGATGGCCTCGAAGGTCTGAGTGGCCTGCTTCTTATCACAGGCCGCGAGGGCAATTTTCGGTGCCGCCTCGTTGTCAGCCAAGAGCATGTAACAACTGAGGGCGGCGGCCAGTTCTCCCTTGCCCTGCTTCTTAGGCACGCTGATAAACAGTTGCCTATGCCGCCGATATCCGGTTTCCTTGTGAACCCACCCCCAACAACGCCAAATAGCCTGTCGCTGCCAGCCGAGAAGAATTAAGGGTTGCCCTTCGAATGGTCCAACGCTCTGCCGAATCAATCGCTCAATGAACCGAACGGGCCTGTCAGCACGCGAAGCGTCGAAGATGTAACCCTGTTTCAACGCCTCGTGGTCGGCGGGGGTGATGATCGGGTCAAATTCGGAAACGTCCATAGCTATCGCGGCTTCGCCGTTGGAGCGGGGAAGTTGGGAGTTCGCCGAAAGGCGTGGCGAGCCAGGTTGTTCTTAAGCAAGTAGTTCATCAAGTGTCTTGGCCTTGGCCGCGTCCTCAATCTTGGTGATGCGTGCTCTAGCGGTGGGGGACAACCCAAGCTCGCTTGCGTAGGTCTTGATCTCGCCAGCGGCCCCGGCTTCGACGCCCAGCAGGGGGTGGGCCTTAACGGCGCCCGTCCGCTCGTTGACGCTGACCCACTCCGAGGCCGCCAGAATCTCGCGGGCCTTGACGAAGCGGCTGTAGGCACTGCACAACGCGGCGAGGATCGGCGCGTCGGAAGGGGCGATTACACGGGCGGCGGCCAGATCCGAAACCAAGGCATCCCAAAGTGCCGAAGCCACGGGGTCGGCGGCGATCGTCGCGGGCTTGTCGGGTGCCCCACCACCCAATTCGGGCGAGAGTTGCGGGGGCTGGGGCTTGCGGCCTCGGGTCGCCATATCAGATTCTCTTGTCGTTATATCGTCGTCGCGTGATTCTGGAGTGACAACTTTGGCAAATGCTCTGCAAATTGGCCTGATCGTATTGGCGGCTAGGGTCTTCTCGACGATCAACACGATGGTGGACTTGAGTTGCTGGCTCCTTACGGCCCTCTTCGAGACAAACCTCGCAAAGCGGATTTCGGCGGAGCTTAACGGCCCGTGTTTGCTTCCAAAGCCTGCCCTGATAGAAGCGTTGACGCTCGCGATAGGCTTCGACGTTGGCCGGCGGCTCGAATCGTCGAACGCCCTTGGGCGGGCCATCACGGCGAATTGGCAACTTATCCACGAGTGGCCTCAAGCATCTGAAGTGCGGCTTCGAGTGCCCGTTCCTCTTCCTGGTCCGAGGCCAGATCAGCCCAAGCCTTCAAGTCCCAGATTCCGCGGCGAATTGATTCCGCGACTTCGAGCCAATCAGGTTTCGGCATCACTTGGGGCTCCTGAGAATCGCCAGCACGCCGTCGATCAGCTTGGCGACCAAGTACAGCACGACGGTCGGCAGAGCCGCGAGCGACAGGGCCAGGGCGATCGGCGAGACCACCAGGGCGATGACGATTTGCTCCCCGGTGGTAATCGGATGGCTGGATGGGGTGTCGCCGGTTCTCATTGGTTCGCATCGGCGATGATGCCGCCGGTGATATCCGCGGGCTGAAGGACGAGCTTCGAATAGCCGCGGGCGATAAGTCCCGTGGCGCGGATGATGTTAGCTTGGGGGGATTGGGTCGTCATGAGAAACCTGAAAGGCCGCGGGTTTTGGGGTCCAAAGGGTCGCAAAAAAGTGCGCGGGGAGCGGCTCGGTGAGATAATTATGTGTTGATCAACAAAATCAGGCCCCCTGGGGTGGGGGTTATGGTTTATGATGTGCCCTCTTGGCGGTCTTCTTGGAGCGGGGAGGGTTGGGCGGTCTTCAGTTCGGCGAGTTGTCGTTCAAGCTCGGCGACTCGGGCCTCGGCCTCCGCCCGTCTGATTACTTCGGCGGCCAGTTGCGTGGCGTGGGCGTCGTGATCAGAAAGGTCTTCCTCGCGTTGGGCCGCCCGGAAGGACTTGAACCATTTGATGGCCGCGGGCATCAGCACGGCACCCATCGCAACGATTGACCCGGCGAGTGATAGCATGGTATCTCGCTCAAGGCCAATGGAGGTAAGTTGAGCGAAGGTGCCGCCCCACGAAGCACCGAGGGCCGACCAGGCGATGGGGTTGATGTTGTTAAACATGATGGTCCTGGAGGCGGGAGGCCGGGCGGGAGCCGACGCGGTTGGGTGGTCTTGCTCGCGGCGCCCTGGCCCCCGGCTTTGCTTCAGCGGGGTCGCTTCCCGTCCACGCGGCGAAGTAGTGGATCTTTGGGGTCGATCAGAAGCTCGCGACGACCATCAGCCCAAGAACGATCGCAGCACGGGCAGTATTCTGGATATTTAAGGATCGACTGATCCGTATGGCCGCACTTGGTTTGTGGCGTGAAGGAGCCGCAGGGAAAGAAAGGTTCGGCGTGCATGATTGCTCCCTATCTTAATTATACGATTGAGCGTCCATTTGGGCGTTAAGATTTTGCAACTTGGCCCGGATTTGTTTCATGCGACGCCGGGCAACGGCTTGGGGCATCCTGATTTCAGCGGCGGCCTTGTCGAGATTGCCGAGGGACAGATATGCCCAGACAAGGGCTTGATCGTCGTCGTCTGGGAGTTCGGAGACCGCATCGATCATGGCTTCGGTGTCGGCGTCGGTCTGGCCCCGATGATCGGCCACGTCGAATTCGTCGTCGTCGGAGTACGACAACATCTGACGTGATCGCTCGGCGGCAAGGCCCCGAAAGATGGCCCAACGGACGTTGGAATAGACCCAAGTTTCGAGCTTGACGCCCTTGGCCGGGTCGAAGGACTGGAGGGCGTCGACGAGGCCGAGATAGCCGATGGATATGGCGTCGGGCCACTGGGGGGCGAGTTGGCGAGCAAGAGCATAGACGATGGGGAGGTGGTCTTCTGACGTGGCTGCTTCTTCGTGGGATGGCGACTTATTTATGACGATTGCTCCATTTGTCGGCGAGTAGGAAAAGGCCGAGGAAGATGATCAGGATCAGGTCAGTCATGGTTTCCTCCGAAGGAGTTGGCGATGCCGGTGAATCCGGCGAGACTTGGAGCGGGGAAGGAACTAGGGGGAGTGGCGAGACCGGCGATGTCGGCGGTCGTGGCGATTTCACCACGGCAGTGAGCGGCCCAGATGCGGTTGAGAAACTTTTCGGCCCGGTCGTAGGCGTTGCGGTCGAAGACCCAGTCGACGTAGGGATAGTCCCGCTGGAGGCTGGCCAACCTCTTCATGAGTTGAGGCCCACGGATCTTGAGCCGCCGCTTGATGGAGTTGCCGAGTTGGGACCGCTCCGGGTATTCAGCCAACTCGATCAGGGGAAATTCGCACGCGACCACGGCGAATCGAAAGGACTCCATACGCTCCAACTCGCGGCGAAAGCGGTCGGATTCGACGAAAAGGTTGGCGGCAAATTCCACGGCGCTGGCCTTCCTCTCGATCGTCACGGCATCGGTAAGCCCTTCGATTGAGTAATCTCCCGTTTTGAGCGTAGCGACCACGGTGCCGGCGCAACGCCCCTCGGCCGGGAACCACCAGCCGTTCTTGGGTTTTTCTCTCGAATCACGAATCACGGTGAAGTACGGGATGTCGATGTCGGGCACGGCGGCCTCCAGGGGAGTGGGGAGGGACCGCTTCGTGCGATGTGAGGGTGTCGTACAGACTTGTTGTTAGTTGCGAGCCATTTAACTGGCCTGCCTGCGTTGACCAACTGGCGTCGCCAAGGCTTCTTGGACGGACCAGCCTAAACGGAGGCGGGTGCGAATGGTGCCGCGACCAAACCCCAATTCGTCGGCGACATCGGAGAGGATGCGAGATTGCCCACGCCAGTAGACACGAGTGTTGTCGCTCCTATTTCGCGACTGCTCTGCCTGAGTCGCCCACCGGCAGTTGTTCGGGCAGTAATTATTATCATTGTCGATACGATCGATGCTGGCGCCGGGAGGAGGTGTGCCCATATCGGCGTAAAAATTCTCGAACGTCATCCAGGACTGGCAAACCGAAATCCCACGGCCTCCGTAGTGTTTCCACGACGCGCGGTTGGGATCAGTGCATCGACGCACCATGTCACGCCAAATCCTGTAGACAGCCGTGTCTGACATCCCGTGAGTCGCGTGCGTCTCGCTCGTCCGCTCGCGGCTGAGGCATCCACAACTATTGCTACGGCCGGAGTGCAGGTTGTATCCCAGAACAGTCGTCAACTCCCCACATTCGCAACGGGCCAGCCACCGGGGGTGCCCATGCTTGCCATTCTCCACCCGCTCCAGAACGACTAGGCGTCCGAACTGCTCGCCGATCAGATTCCGTGATTTCACCTTCGCCACGACACAAGCTCCCAGGAATGAGAAGCCGCGTCGTGCGGATTTGCATGATCATCTGTTTTCCCTACCTGTAATTACCCCAACCACCCACTCAACTCGGCCGATTTCCGCCTTTTTTCGAGATTATGGGGAATTAGGCGTCGCCCCGCCATCGCCAGCGTAGGTATTTCGTGGCGGTGTCGAGTGTTTTGTTGAGTCGAGCCTCGCCCCACCGGAGTTGTTGAGCGGCCTTCTTTTTGTTGCCGGTCTTTATGTAGGCGAGCACAACCTGGCGGTAGGGGTCCGGCAGATCGTCGACGACGGCGGCCCGCATCGCGTCGATTTCATCACGTCGATCCACCTCTTCCTCGGCCTGGTGGTCGTCCTCTACGTCGAAATCCAACTCGGGAGTCGCGAATGGGGCCTTGCCGCGAGAGATCGCTCGCCTAACCTGGTGGGCGGCGTTGTACGCGATCCACTTTGCGAGGGGCGTGCCACCATCGGATCGCCACGACCGGAGGCCCTTCACAGCCCCGAAGGTGGCGATTTGAGCCGCATCCTCCCACCAATCGGGGGCGATTTTTCGGGCGACCTTGCAGACTAGATCGTAGTGTTCGGCGAGGAGTTCGCGTTCGGCTTCATCGAGGGCTTGGATGGCGGTTCTCCGGGTAGATGGATGATGTCTACCCTTGAGTTACGACGGCAGTCACAAAGATTGATCACGCGGTCTTGGAGCGGGGAATGGGCGATGTCGTCGAATAGCCCCGTGGCAAAAAAATCTTACATCATATCAAGAGAGAGAGGACATCCAACTCCAACTCAATCATCTATCTCATATGTGTATCATTCCGTACCTGTAACTTTCTCTGGGTGATCATCCTAAGAATTTTTCGTCTACCGCGACAATCTTGGGATGTGGCGGTGTATCTCATGGGTGAAGGGGAAAACCATCATGTCGAACACCGTCGAGAGGAAGTGAATTGGGCCGCAAGCAACAACACAACAAGAAGGACTGGATCTACTCGCCGGATAGGGACTTGGGCGTTCCCGAAGAACTGGATATCCACGTCCGTTGGATGCTCAACTGCGTGTACTTCAACCACGTCGTCTTCAACCTTGATCGCGAGACTTACACGCCGCTCCACTCAGACCTACTCGCTCAAGTCTTCGGCCGCCGCAACTTGGTCGTGCCGGTTCGCCGAGCGTGC